GGCACTCATGCTTGTTGCCCCTTGCTGAACATCATTTACCAGGGCTGGCCCTGCACTCGCATAAGCTTGATTAAGATTCTGAGCGAACTGACCAGGTATTTCAGAAACGATTTGATTTGTTTGTCCGATCGCTTGTCCGATCGTATTCAATAACCCACCTTCTTGAGAAACAGGCTGCACTGTTGTTGGTGTTGTCCCGTATTTCTGCTGATATTGAGCAGAAGTCATCTGTACTGGCCCCGTTGGTGTCAAAGGAGCAGGCCCAGGAGCCGGAGGAGGTGTCCCATATTGTGCCTGATACTGCGCTGTGGTCATTTGTACTGCCATGTTAGTCAGTGATGATTACTTGAGTTCCGTCGGGAGCCGTAATGATGTTCTGCTGCTGGTTTGTCTGCAATTCTTTTGAAAGAGGTGCGGGAGTGAAATGTGCAGGATCTATTGCCATAAGTGTAGCATTAAGTGTCTGCCTTGTGTTATCCAATTTTGCATTACCCGAAGCAAGAGTATCCGCATTCACGCCAGTGTGAACATCAGGAACGACGGGCAAAGAGCTTTCTGCCAATGTTGCGCTGAAAGGAGTCAATCTTTTTGATCCGGTCGTTTCGTTAAAGGCTGCAATAGCATTTCCTACGTTTGATTTGTATTTAATCAAGTCAGTACCTTTTCCAGTCTTAAAGGCTTCTGAGATTCCATTGGTCAAACCATTTAGAACCGCACTTGGAACTGATTGGGGAGCTACAGCATTCCATGATTGCTGGATATTGTTTACGCGCTGCATGGCAGCATCATAATCCTGTACCGCGCTTACTTGGTCACTATTTAAAGCAGCAAGTCCGTATTCCTTTGCATAGGCATACGCTTGCGTCTGTGCAGAGCCAGAAGGAGAACCTGGAATGTCCTTCACTTTAGACATATCAATGTAACCATTACCAGTGGCGTTTATCCAATTGACTGCCGTTCCGATATTCACTGGAAGCGAAGCCTTGATCTGCTGCACGCCTTTTATTCCAGCCTGGGTATCAAGCGTCTGGCCTGGGGTTGTTGGTGGGGGCGGCACTTTCATTTTAGCAACGATACCTGCTTGATAGTTAAGTCCAGCCTGTGCCGTCGGAAACTTTGCATAGTATCCCCCTTCTGTTTTTGGTCGCGGAGAGCCTTGCGTAATGCCTGCCGAAAGCTGGGCCTGTGAGCCGGTATAAGTCACCCCGCCAAAGTTATTATTAGCAGCGGCAACATTGCTCGTCCCAAAAATGGATTCCTTTTGCAATTGTGCAGCGAAAACTGTTGGGTCAATTCCGGCATTCTTTGCCGCCGAATATGCCATTGTCCCTGTAATTGGACTTGTGGGAGCCATAGTAGAAATCACCGACTGCATTGACTGAGGAGAATTGACGGTTCCTACCATGCTTTGAATGGTAGAAGTTGCTCCCTGAAGAGCAGTAGTGTATGTCGGGTCAGTGGCGTAAGAGGAAAGGTCGTACTGGGAACCATCGGGAGCCGTTACAACACCTGCCGAATTAGGGTCAGTCTGATTTATTGTTTGGGCCGTAGCAGAAACTGCGGAACCATCTTTGAACAAGCCAGTATTCTGGTTATACGGTTCCATTTGCTGCGTATTGGCATTATAAGCAAGGGTATAGCTTCCTGTTGCAGCATACTTTCCTGCAGCTGCAGCAATCTGAGCTGGTGTTCCTCCATTTGCAATCAATTGACCGAGATTATTGATGACATCTTGAGGAGCGCCATTTGTAGTAGCCTGTTTCAGAATATCCATTCCAGTAGTCGCGTTAAGCTGAGAATAGAAAGTCCCTTGCGTATACATCTGTTGCTGGACAGCAAGATTAGCCTGGAAACTCTGCTGTTGCTTCTGAGTCAATTGGTCTTGCGCTTGTGCTAGGAAGTTTTGCTGGAAGCCGATGGTATCTTTCAGTGAACCATATTTAATCTGAATCTGGTGCTGAATCAGACTTTCTGCGTTGTTATAGTCGTTCTGGGCGATAGATTGCTGGATACCGATGTTCGTCAGGTTGTAACCATGCTGCTGCTGCAAGTCATCTATCTTCTGCGCTGATTGTTCCCTGGTAAGCGTAGGGTCGTTGATAATCGAATTGTACTCCGAGTTATAAGTCGCCTGTGCTGCAAGATATTGCTGTGTAAGCTGGTTCGATTGCGTTTGAAGCTGTGGCACGCCTGCGGCAGCCTCCTGATTGAGCTGGTCTTGCCCCATTCCCATATACTGATTTATGAGATTCTGTGTCTGTCCTTTCTGTTGGTCGTAATTGGCCTGCGCCTGAGAAGCGGCAGGGTCAGTCGTATTGAGCAAAGCCTGCTGGCTTGGGCTAAGGGCATTCCCTGCATTCTGATTCATCGCCCCCACATTCGTTATGACTGCCTTCGCATTGCCGCTCGAAGAAGGAGACTGATACGGAGGGACATTTATGGAATTAAGGCTCTGCAGATTCTGGGCCTGCGGGACATTATTTACAGGAGTGTTATTCACGGCATTGCTATTGCTCGACGGAATCTGAGGAGATTGAATTGTCTGGGGGATATTGGGCGCGCTCTGAGACGTTCCTGTCGCGCCTCCTCGCAATTTTCCAAGAAGGGAAAGGTTCTGGTCTGCCGTACCGGTGTAATTGGTTATGCCATTCTGAGCGGCAAGCTGGCTTCTGCTATTGAAATCGCTCGCGGCACCTGTCGAGCCGAGATAGTCTACGATGCTGTTCCCCGTGTAATTTGATGTTGCCATTTTAGTGAGCTGGATTTACGTTTGAGTTTATTATAAGCATCTTCTCTATCTCGTCTTTTCCTGTGAAAATCATGCACACCTTGAACTGAATCCAATTGGTTAAATCCCCCATTCCTTCCTGGTCAAAAGTAACGCCATCGGCCTTAGAATTATTTAGAACGATGCTTCCTATCTTTTTCCATGACTGGAATCGCGCCTTTGCCGTACCCGAAGCAAGGGCGTATGTCTCGTCTACCGTTACGGTATAAGTCCCTGAATTATTCACGATGCCTATTATATGCGAGCATCCGCCGCCTCCGATGCCATTCTGTATCTCGACCTCTCCGCCAGTCCCTGAAGTCCAATATTGGGTTACATCCGTAGTGGTAGTGAAAGTCGCAGAAGAAATCCAGGTGATAGTTGCTTCGATAGGGTCTGCTTCCGATACGCGATACTTGACCACTATCTCATCTGCCGAGTTAAGAAGCTTCTTGTAGAGGACGTAATTATTCTGCCAGATGTTCTGTACCGATGGCAGGCCATTTTCGTCAGCGGCGTATAGCTTGGTGGTGATAAAGTAGCCGCCCTTCTTCAATGTGTCATTCGTATCATCATAGAATATGCCTGATGTTACTGTCGTCGCATCAGAGTAGTAGGAAGCACCGCAAAGAAATGTGCCATTGCGTACCCCAGAGGTGTTAGGAAGATTGAACTCTGACAATGCCCCCGCTCCTGCGATTCTCGGCTGCCCGAAGTCCTGGATAGTCCCCCCGCTCTTCGTCTGTCCGATGGCGTATTTATGAACTAGCCCTCGCGTGTCGTCATACTCCCAGATGCCTGAAGCGATAGTCTCTTCCAGGGTCGAGTTTGAATCATAATTGCGCCCGTCAATCAGTATGTGTATCCGCTTGTTGATGATGGACATGCCATTCGGATGTATGAAGCGGCTATTATTCGAGCCGAGGGCATTTTGCAGAAGCTTATTATTCTTGCGGAAGAAGGAAGTCTGTCGGATGAAAGTACCGCCGTTCCAGACAAGGAGGCTTCCGTTTGAATCGACTACCCATGGCACATCGTCCTTAATGACGCATGCGAGTGCGCCATTTGCTTCCATTCGATACGACTTTGTGACCTCGGCTGCAGTACCGTCCCACTCGTATACATACGCTTTGTTATTCAAGTTCACTACTCCAATCCAAATGCGATTCGATGAGCTTCGGAGAAAAGTGATAGTCTCATTCGTTCCAAGAGTGACGGTATATGTTCCGCTATTGGCAGGGCTGGAAGGGTCAGACCATGAAACCACGGTGTTGCCCCCGGAAGCCATGTACATCCTCCCGGAGTAAGGCGTCATCATTCTGCCGCTTGAACCGGAAGCCCCGATAGAATTGCTTGTCCATGTCAGGCCATCTGCAGTCTTGTAAACATCTGTCGAGTTCGTAGTGACAAAAAGGAAATTGCCGACAGTATTGCTTAGGAAGGCAATGTCAGAAATGGTCGAATCGCAATTGGTAGGCGCGCCAGATACGCCTCCGCTGCCGTTTACAAGCCTCGCAAAAGTTGAAGATGGATAATTATTGCCACTTTGCCAAACATATCCTCCCGCAACAGTGAAGATTCCATTGACGTTAGGAATCGAGGAGAATCCTACCGGATAACTCGTCATATTAGCATCATCTCCTGTTCCCCAATTGAGCAAAAGCCTTTTGCCAACCCTGAGCTTGCCTTCATTCTCTGAAAGGTCTATCCCAAAAGAGGCCCATAGGGAACCATTCACATCAGAGTTATTATTCTGAATCCAAGTAGGAGGCTGATACGGAGAAGGCTGTTTTGGTAGAGAAATCATAGTTGTAGTGAATAAATAGTTCCTGAAGAGCCTGCGTTCCCGTCAGAACCAGCGACTCCGTTAAAATCAGACAGGCCGCATTGGTTTCCGAAAGTTCCTCCTGTTCCTTTCAATCCTCCGCTTACCAAAATCTGTCCGTTATTTACTAATGTCTTGTATCCCAGGATTACCGCTCCTCCATTGCCTCCGTTGCCGCCGCCGCCACCACCTCCGCCTCCTCCTCCAGTTGCAGAGGTCAAGTTGCATGTCCCATTTCCACCCTTGCCTCCATTTCCTCCATTGCCGCCGTTTGCAGAAATAACGCCGGAAGCCCCGATAGTAATAAGCTTTGAAAATAAGAAACATACCCCGCCATTGCTTCCATTGCCACCACCGCCGCCTCCGTGGCCTCCATAATTGCTTACCGAGTTATTGCCACCCCCGCCACCACCTCCTGTCCCAGAAGGGGAGACTGCCGATACGTTATATTGGACTACTCCCTGAGTATCTATGCAGGTCACTGCGCTGACTGCATTTCTTGGAGGATTCGTCGAGGCCGTAAAGGTTCCTGCTGAACCAGTGGTTCCAGCACTTCCACCGCTAAGGCTGGCATTGCCTCCTACTCCTCCTGCCGAGCTTGCCGCCGCAGCCGTTGTACCGATGAGATATGAAAGGCTAGAAGTGGTCGAACCTGCACCGCCATTTGAACCGCCGTTATTGCTTCCGGTGCTTCCGAGTCCCCCAGCAGTTCCTGAAGTTCCGGCAGGGCTTCCGGGCAGAGAACCTGCCGTCTTAGCCGCACCACCTGCGCCTGCTGCGCCTCCTGAACCGCCCGTTCCTGAACCAGCACTTCCGTCTCCTCCATTTGAACCATCGTTTCCATTCCTATGGAATGTTCCGTTTACCGTCGCGGAAGTCTTTGCATATACCCTGAATCCTCCAGCGTCAACAATGACACCCGTGTTTATGGTGAGATTGTCATAAAACATGTCTCTGGTGTAAGTGGTATTCCCCGTGATTACGCCGTTGCCATCAGAAGCGTCTCCAAAGTCATTGAAATTACCATTGGCATCTACATAAGTCTTTGTTGCCTTCTGGGTAGCGATTCTGGTATCAGAGTTTGCAGAAAGAGTGCCGTCAGTATCCAAAACGTTCGTAGCAAAATCAGTAGAAACGATACCGGAAGCGGAAAGGACGCCTGAATTAGCATGAACGACGCCAGTGCTTGTCCCTATTGTTTTAAGTCCAAGCCTCTCTCGAAACGCAGCCTCTACATCAAAGGGAATATCCGAAGACTGGCCGAGTTGGTCAATCCTGGATGCGAGTGCGTCTATTTCTGTCTGTAGATCGGGGTTCATATATTTACATGAACATTAGGAAGCCCGAAGAAGTCACTGGGGTGTTGTTGGTGAAAGTGTCCCAATACCAATTAACAGCCTGATTTCCTGAAGAAAGAGTGATTTTATTTATAGTCGTCCAATTCGATTCAGCTGCCATGTATGAAGTCCACGTTCCCCCGTTTATCCTGGCTCGAATCTGCTGGCCTACTCCATCGAATTGAATCTCCACCTGATACCAGGTATTTGCCGCAACGGTACCGATAGTCACGTCACTCGTTCCTCTCAGGCGATAGGTTGAATCGGAACCTCTGGCGAGCATGGCGAATCTCTCAGTGCTTCCCTCTACGAAGCTGATTATGACAGCGCTCGTACTAGTCACGTTATCGCTGCGAACATAAAAGGACTGAATGCCGCTCGAAGCTGAAATGGCCGTGTTACTTATGAGCAAGCTGCTATTGCTATTGACTGTTGCTGCATGCGTTCCAGCCTGAACGACGCTCGACTCAACTTGCCAGGTAGCATTCCCCGACCAAGAGCCATTGCCGGTCAGGTTTCCGTTGCTGTATGAGTCAAAATTTTCGTTTAGGCATCCCATGATTTTAAGATGAAGCTACGCAAGTCCACTTACTCGTACCGGCGTTGTACATGAAACCCAGAGTTATTGGAATCGTCGTTGACGACCCAGTGTTGGCAGGAACGCTCGTGATAGCTGAATTTTCCGTGTTTACCAGGGTAAGAGTCTGCGCCACTGCGGAAGAAGGCAAGATTTGCACTACACAGGTCTGCATACTGGACGCTCCAGAAGTAGCCAGGGTGATAGTGAGTCCCGAAGCCGAGTTATTCGTTACGATGTTTCGCCCGGAAGTCACGGGAATGGTCGCGGCATTGCTTACTGCCGTTATGGCATTCGCCGTTAAGACGGTATTGGCAAATGTCTGGGTTCCAGTGAAGGTCTGAGCGGCATCGGTTCGCGCAATGGTAGCTGACGTGCTAGGGAAGGTCATCGTCGTCGAATCCGTTCCCGCAAGGGTCAGCGTATTGCTTGCAGAAAGGGTCTTACCGTTCGTGACAGTAAGAGTGCCAGTTGAGGAAGTTATAGTGAGACCGTTTACTGAAGTCGCTGTCGCCGCTCCGATTGTTGGAGTAGTCAGCGTGGGAGAGGTCGCAAGGACAACCGAACCTGAACCAGTGGTCGTCGCAGCCGAAATGGCGGTGCCGTTTCCCTGAAGAACTCCAGTAATCGAAGTGCTGATGGTTATTGCAGGCGTAGTGGTTGCATTCGCTACCGTTCCAGCGAAGCCGTTCGTGCTTACGACCGAAACCGAGGTCACTGTGCCGCCTCCTGCCGGAGTAGCCCATGTGCCATCTCCTCTCCAGAAAGTCGAAGAGGAAGCTGAAGTTCCGCTATTGAGGTTCGTTACAGGCAGGTTTCCCGTTACGCCAGTTGAGAGCGATACGTTCGTTATGGTGTTAGTCGAGCCGCTGATTGACTTGTTCGTAAAGGTATCAGTCGTAGCCTTTCCAACGAGGGTATCCGTCGCCGAAGGCAGCGTAAGAGTTCCGGAAGCTGCTGCGGCAGGCTGGAGGATGGTTGCTCCCGAAGTGTTGCCCTGCAGTGAAATCGTGCCGAGTGTCGTTCCAGCTTTTCCAACTTTTAATCCCGTAGCAGTCCACCTTCCGACCTCATTTGTCGAACCGAAACCTCCTACGGAAAACGGTATTTCCTTTCCAAGCGTATCTGTCGAAATAACCAGATTCCCTCCTGAACCGTACACATAATTATCATTCGCGGAATAAATCGTATTGTCCAAAAGCGAAGTGATATTTACCTTTGCTCCGGTTCCAGTGCCTCCCGTAGTAGCGATTGCGGTTCCTGTCGTGTATCCTGTGCCGTTTGCAGAAAGGGAAAGTGCCTGGATAACGCCCCCGCCTCCAATCGTCGTTACCGTGACTGTTCCATCGCCATTTCCAGAAGAGATGGTAAGAACGTCATTCACTGAATAACCGGTACCGGCTACGTTTATGGAAACGCTCTTTATTTCTCCGTTTGAAATAGGGGAGAAGCCCGAACCGAGGATACCCATGTCGGTATAGTGACCCGTGAGCGTCGTTCCGTCATTATCAGCAGAGGCATACACATCGGTAGTCGCGCTCGCCCCATTGCTCTTGTTCTGTACCGCGATGGCTACATAGTTATTTATAGTTCCTCCTGCCGTGATAAGAGTCTTATTGTCTCCCGTAGCGACAATCGAGCCTCCTATCGAAAGCACGTTATGATTATCGTCCCAATTGAAATTAGCGTTATCCTGGACAATCGTTGTCCCGTTTGAAAAAAGGACTGAACCCGAAGTGAGGGAAGGAAGGGTGAACTTATTGTTGAAAGTAGTCCAATCAGAAGAAGACAGCGGGCCTTGATTCGTTGCCGAAGCCGCTGGAAGATTTGTTCCTATTGTCGCAAAGGTTACTTTCTTTGTCTGACCGGCTCCCAGGTCTACAATAGGCAACACGTCAGTCGGCTGAGGCGTTGCGTAGGCTGTCAGTGCTGATATTTTTGTGTCGCTCATGAGCGGTTTTGATTAGTGTATCCGACTACTGACTGTTCTAGGATAATCTTGTCTCCAGTCTCAAGAAGGAGATAGAAACTACCCTCTGTCTGAAGAAAGTTTGGCGTTGAAACTGCCTTTGCCTGGAATGAGAAAGCGTCCGTACTCTTCGTCTGAGTCGAGAAGCTATCTGCTGATTTAGTCTGTGTGGTAAAGGTTGCCATTATCTGAAATTGTACTTCTTAGCAGACATGGTTATATGCTCGTCCTTATTCCTGAGCGTATAGCTTTCCGCAAGGGAATCCTCCTGCTGATTCACCAAGTCGCTTAGTACCTTTGCATTGGAAAGCTGCTTGACCGCAGCGTAATCCCTCGAAGCTATAAGGGCTACCAAGCGGTGATACATCGAGTTGAATCCAGGGACTTTCGTAGTATCAGAGGTAGTAAAGTATGAAGGCGGCCGCTGGAACCAGACTTTTAAGCCGTTAGTTGCAGTCACTGCAGTTGCCGATGGCTTTGGATAGAGAAAGACCGAGTTGGCAATCTTGTCGTAATACATCGGCAGTCCTGCAGTCTTCAGGAAATCGGTAAGAGATTGGTCATAGATGTCGGACTGGTCAATCGGCTTGAGAAGCTGCCAATTGCCAGCAAAGTCGAGAACTTCGACGCGTGTAATCTTTAGGAAGTTGATAGCGAAAGCGTAATCCTGCTGTTCAGACCCCGGAGTGGTCACAAGGCTAGTCGTGCCGATAGGGAAATCGGTGTTATTGTTATCGTCCCACTGCCAGCGGCCGTCAGCCAGAAGGATGAGAGAGACTACGCGATTCAATCCCTCGTTAATGTAGCGGGTAAAGGTCGCGAGTAGGCTTGGGTCATTTGAAATGCGCCCGTAGGAATTGTCGCCAAAGACCGCTGCCTCGCATTCCTGAATGAGTCCGGCCTTAGAAGCAGAAGTGTCCGAGAATTGAAGTGACATGATAAAAGAATACTCCCTCAATTAAAAGGGAGCATTTTTTTATGCACTTGCCGTAATAATACGGCCTATTATAAAGATTTTAGGGCTTTATCTATTGCATCTGAAAATTGCTTATCATATTGCCAGTTCTCAATCACATGCTTGTGAGCGTTTCTTCCAAGATTTTCCCTCTTATCCTTATTCAAAATCATTTCTTCAATCATTCCAAACCACTCAGAAGGCTTCGCAAGCATTCCCGTTTCATCGTGAGTTATCACTTCCCTGCCGAAACAAGGGACGTAATAAGGATACACGCGCGAGGCAATCGTCGGAATCTTATACATTGCATACTCCATGAACTTGATGTGGCTCTTGCATCGCGTGAAGGCCGTATCGACAAGCGGAGCTATTCCAATATCCCATTTCATCGTCGAAAGGTGCTTTGGGTATTCTCCGAAAGTCCAAGTAGAAGGCATAATGTCGCACCGAAGCTTGGCCTTTTCGCTGAAACAGCTGAATAGCTCGATGTTTTCTTTGCCTATTGCCCCCATGCTCTCGAAATAGACATGCGGATATTTATCCATTATCTTGGCAATCGCCGGGAAGACCATTTTAAGGTCGTCGTAATGGGAATTGGAACCCGAGTAGCCGATAATGAACTTATTTGTGTCTTTAGGAGCGGCAGGAAAGTCCCAATCTTTCCTTTCGTTCATGTTGGGGATAACTATGATTGTTTTTTCCAATCCATAGACCTTCTTCATGTGTTCCGCAATTTTCTGCTTCAGCGGTTCGGTCGAAACGGTTATAACGTCCGCAAAGGACAAAATGGTGGAAGTGAATGCTCTGTCCTTTTTAGTTTCCTTTAGCTTGTCGTATAGAGGATGGCTCTTTGCAACATCCAAATAGTTGTCATCAAGGTCAATGATTACTTTCTTCTTGAACTTATCCCTATGGTAGAACATGGCACTTGCCTCTTCTGGCGAATAGAAATAGGTAGTCCAAAATACATCGTAGTCAGTGAAGATTCGTGACCATTTCTTTTCAGAACTCTCCCCTTTTTTAGACAGGTTTATCCCCACTACATCCACATCATGCCCTTTGGCGTATCGGGAAGGATAGATGATACGGTAAGCCCCTACGCCACCATAGCCGTCTTCCAGCTTGCGGTTCACATTAGCGGCGTAATCATTTCTATAAAAAAGTATCTTCATTTCTTTTCGTTGAAATTACCCTCGAAGTTCTTATGGAAAGTGGTAAGCAGGACATCTCCTATTACGGCAGTACCATTTGGCAAGACTTGCCACATTCTAGGGACAGCGTTGATGATAACTCCTGCCTTGTCCGCTGCTGGCATGAGAGAGAGCTGGTCACGTCGCGAATATCGGCAATAATCAGCCCACCATGCCTCGTTAAACGCCTCTACGCGCTTGTTATGCCTTCGGACGATGAATCCGCCCTGCAAAAGCCCTTTATGCTTTCCATACTCCATGTCTTCATAGTGCTTGGCCTGTTCGATAATCAGCTCTGGGTCATCGAGTCCGAGCTTGGCACAAGTCATCGCCTCGTCATAAATGCAATCTCTCAGGCCGTGAGTGAATAACATCATGTCATAGCCGTCCATATACCGCTTGATTATTTCTTCAGGTGAAACGAGCAGTTTCATATTACCGTCCATGTAAATGGAAAACTCGGTATTTATATATTTATGAGCGAGAATCTTTTGAATGCGAGAATTGCGACGCGGGTCTTTGAACTTATCGTAGGAATCTATGAAACGAGTAATGGGAAAATCCTGCTCCATTATCGGGTCTTTATCATTCGTGATTACGGTGTAGAGAGTGACGTTGCTCATAATTTTATATAATGTCCCCTTTCGGAATACCACTTAGCCTTAGGAGACTGACACTTGCCGCCATACATCGGAAAGGAGGAAAGGGGTTTAAAAAAGGGGCGTGTTTGTACCAATGTTTCAATTCCATCAGTGATAAAACCCCTAACAGGTTCACCTAAATAATCATAGACCCAAACAACATCTCGCTTAGGAAGCGTTGTGCATTCTTTTGGCAAAGTTTCCCGACAAAAAGATTCAAACTTTCGACGACGCCTTAACTCTTTTTTTACTTCTTTCAAAGATTGCAAGGCTAATTTTGCCTGCGAGTTAGGCATTCGATAATTAAAGCCTATTTCCTTGTGGAAGTAATCATGCTTTTCACCAAAAGCCATATTTTTGAGATAAGCGATTCTTTCAGCGTACTTTTTATTATCCGTCGTACAGATACCGCCTTCTTCCGCGTGGATGATTTTGTTTTCATAGAATGAATAGCAGGTTATGTCTGCTTTTGATTTGTAAACGGCTCCCTGGGCCTCGCAAGCGTCCTCAATAACCTTTAGTTTATGCTTCTTCGCAATCCTAATAATCTCCTTCATATTGCAAAGCCTGCCGTAAATGTGTACGGCCATGATTGCCTTCGTCTTCCTGGTTATCTTCTTTTCTATCAAGCGCCAATCCATGCAAAGACTGTCATCGCAATCCACAAATACGGGAGTAGCATTGCAGTAAGATACAGCGAAGCCGCAAACGGCCATCGTGAAGTCAGGGATGATAACCTCATCTCCTTTGCCAACTCCAAGAGCAAGTAGTCCAAGGTGTAAAGCAGCAGTACCGCTATTGCAAGAAACAGCGTGCTTAGCGCCAACAAATGCAGCATATTTTTGTTCTAATTCTTGATAGGGTTGCATAGGTTTGTTTTTGCATATTTACCAAACATTTCTATTGCTTTCTTGTCATAAGCTTTCGCTGCATCGATTTCATCTTTAAATGTTCCGAGTGAATATGTTTTGTAATCTTTATTTATACATGCGTACCATCTCCGGTCTCTTTTAATCCAGCTTACTCCTTTAAACTTTGAACTTGAATTGCGGGATTTACGCTTATTCATCGTATTTTCCTGCTGACTACAAATCCTTAAATTATTTCGCTTGTTATTTAATGGATTTCCATCTATATGGTCAATGCAACCTTTAGGAAAATCGAGAAGCATCCTATGAAGATAAACACTCTTGTTCCTAAGATAGCCGTGGTCTATCCTCCAAACTAAATTATCAACAACAGACTCGTCTTGTTTATCAATCTCAAATTCAACTCCTTTTCTAGTTATTTTTTTCATAGCACCATTTATTTCCATTATCGTGAAAATCTTTTATCGTCTTTTTGAGAGCTTCTCTTAATGAAGTTTTTGGGCGATAGTCGATAACTTTATACAATTTTGTATTATCAGAAAGTAAGCTCCAAATTTCCCACGGCCTCATGCGCTTAGGGTCTACTTCTACCTCGCAATCTACTTCCATAAGCTCGCCGATAAGAGCTGCGAGGTCATACATCTTGATTCCCTCCTCGCTTCCCATGTTATAGACCTCCCCGAATTGGCCTTTTTCCAGTAGTTCTACTGCCATTCGGACGGCATCGCCTGCATACTGGAAGTCCCTAAAGGAATTGTTACCAAGCTTGACCGTAGAACCTCTCGCCAATTGCTCTATAATGACCGGTATGACGTATTCGTGCGTCTCACGCTCTCCTACGCAGTTAAACTGCCTGAGCGCAATGCAGGGCGTCCCAGCCTCTTTAAAGCGAGATTGCACAAGGCAGTCAATCGCAAGCTTTGCCGAGCCATACGTCGAATGAGGACGTGCTGGCCAATTCTCGTCAATCTTATGTTCAGGAGCGTCCCCGTAGATTTCAGCAGAGGATACCTGCAATATGCCTTTTACCCCGGCTGCCTGCGCGGCGTTAATCACTTTCAAGGCTCCCGAAGCGTTTATATCAAAAACATGGAGCGGCCTTTCAAATGAGACAGGAATATAGGGTGAAGCGGCGTAATTGAAAACAAAGTCTATCTCGTATTGCTCGAAAAACTTTCTAAGCTCGCTTTCAGAATGGGTAATATCGCACCATTCAAACTTGGCTTTAGGGTGAATGAACTTGCGATGGCCTGCTATGAGATTGTCCAAGACAAGCACCTTGCAGAATCTATCCTCGATAAGGTGATTTACGAGGTGGCTTCCAAGAAAGCCTGCGCCGCCCACGACTGCGACATTGCACTTTTTTATTTCCATGCTGTTATTGTTATGTCCCTCTCCGGCCTGTTGTGATAGCCTCCGTCAATTCGCTCAATCTTCTTGAAGCCAGTAGCGAGCAAAAGAGGCTCTAGCGTCTCATAACACCATGCCCAAGTATGCCCCTTTGTCTCAGCCCAGCCAAACAATTGCATTACTCCATTAGTGCCGTTTATCTCCTCCGGTTTCTCAGAATAGGCAATGATCTTTGCCACCTTCTTCAAATCGCCTGTCTCAATGACGAGCTTGCCTCCTTCTTTCAGCCACCCGAGCCACCTTTTAAGGAGAATCGGCATCTCAATCGTATCTATGTACATGGCGATATGAGAAGCCAGGATTTCGTCCAAATCTCCACCTTCATATTTCAGCATTTTTAAATCGGCATTCACGTCCACCATGCCCTTCCACATGGAAAGATTATCGACGTTGGTGTAGCCGTCGCGGTAATCTTTTCCTGAACCGAGATTTATTTTCTTAGGAGTTGTTTCCATAGTTTTATATGTTCATTGGTATATGTCTTCCAAGACAAATCCCCAACTTTATTCCTGCTGAGCTTCTTGAAAATTTTGTTCAGTTCTTCCTGTGTATCGAAAACGTAATCCAATCCAATATCCAAGTGGAAGCCTTGTGGTGTCGAAATAGTCTTGAGGCCAGCATTAGCAGCGTCTAGGATGCCCATAGACCCCTCATCCTTTCCAAAATAAAGACAATAATCGGAAGACTCTAAGATGCGCTGGTGATTTTCTGCGTCAAAACTTGGGAAGTAATCCACCTGTAATCCGTCGGCAACAAGAGGGACAAGAATGTCATTCCATCCGCTTCCCATTATTCTAAAAGCCCACTTGTTCTTATCAAGCGTTTTGACCAATTCAGTAAACATTCCCTCTCGCTTGCAGCCGTCAGGATAGACATTTGTTAAGATTGCCACGATCTGAAAGCGTCGTGGTTTGCAATCATGCGCCGGAAGAACATAAGAGAGTTTCTCCTTTGGAATACGTAGCTCTTTTGTAAGAATATCTGGTAGGGAAGAAGACATGCAAATACCCATATCAGCCGTCTCCATTCCTTTGAGCAAATTTTCCTTTTTACTTGGCGTGTCTATATGCGTCACCATCAGAGTATTGATAGTGCTGGAATGACGATATGAAGCGTAGTTTATGTGATGCACGATGTCAGCTTCAGGGTCGGGAACATTCCCAATAGAGACTTCGACGCCTTTAATCTTTTCCAGTTCGTCATACATCCTCCGTGCAAACTTTGAAAGTATGCCATCGTTCCACGCCTGTTCATAATTAACTAAATGTATTTTCATATATTGAAATGGGGTTTTTACACCCCAGCCTTCCTTTCGAGAGCCGATTGGTCTTCGGCTTCTGCAAGCAAGGACTTTTTAATGCCACTGGTGCGCACGACCTTGTAGTCACGAGTAAAGAAGACTTTGCCTCCTTTCTTCTTCATGTACTCGATTTCAGCGTCTTTGGTTGACTGCCATTCACGGGAAAGGCAGTAGACATCCACGTTGTACTTTTCAAGAAGCTTCATGGGAGAGAAATCGTGAGCGGGAACAACCTTGTCCACCCATCGAATCGCCTCAAGAATCTTCTTCTTCTGACTGAAAGGGAGAACTGCATCCCTTCCTTTGTACTTTTTGAGCAGCTTATTGGTATTCAGGGCGACAATAAGCATATCTCCCTGCGCGCGACAGCGTTTGAATACTTGAACGTGACCGGCGTTCAGGATTTCAAATGCTCCCTGCAAAAGAACTACTCGCATGGTTTCTCCTTTCAGTAACCGTTGCGGCCGAAAAACTTATCCGCCTCGTTCGGGTCTTGAATGAGGCCAAGAGTATGCTTCACAAGCATTATCGCCTCTTGCTTCGAGCGGTGCATCATCATTCTCCCGCCTGGGCCTTCAATGGTGTAGCCAGGGTCAGGAAGCTCTCGAATCTCGTAGGCCGGAATAGGGCATATGTCAGTCCCATCCAGCTTGATGTTTGCAATCTTTGGGCGGTTAGGATTAGGGACGATAGTAAGGCGAGGGTCAATCTTTGCCAATTCGTCCGCAAAATCAGGAAAGACACGCGTGATTGGATTTTTATTTTCCATTTTTTTCCTTTGTTAGCTCCTTGTAAGTCTCTTGCGCGTTTATCAAAAGCAAAAGGCAGGCAGCTGAAATAGAAGCCAAGCTTCTTGATTCTGGTTTGACTGCCGTTCCATAATTCTGCCCTTCATATTCAAAGGTATAGCCAATCTTCCCGTTCTTGGCGAGAATGTCGATAACTATTCCATTTGGCAGCTGAAGCGTCGTTACGCTGTTCATGTGCCTTTAATTATAAATAACAAAAAATACCCTGTAAAGGGTATCTTCTGTGCATAACTGCTTCCTTTTTAGAAGGTTGCGGTATTTGCTCCTGCCGTCGAGGTCTTAACTTCAATAACCCAGTTAGAGTTAAGGGTCTTCGTAGCGAATGGCATTTTCCATCCGACAGTCGAGAACATGTTAAGAGGGTTCGAGGTGTCATTTGGCCCAGGATTCTTCACGATAACCGTAGGTGCCGTGATAGAGCCGAGGTTGACGACGCCATAAGCGTTCTTGCCGAAGATGAAGGTCGAGTAGACGTTGGCGACGCCAGCCGAAGCTGCCGTAACCGGAGTACCAGAGAAGCCTCCTGAGAGCGCGACGTACTGGTTGTTAGTCTCTACGAACTCAACTCCGTGAAGCTTGCCGACTACTCCGCGCTCGATAGCGTCCGAAGTCGTATAGCGGTGAGCATCGAGCCATTCCGAGTTGCCGAACAAGTCGTAGCTCGAAGCAGGGCCGATAATGCCGCGATAGAGTCCTGACTCGAAACGCTGCGCCTTGTTGAGCTTGAGCGTTCGGACTGCCTGACGGACTGCTGCGCCGGTGAACACGTCAGTCAAGTGAATGTCCGAAATATTAGGTGCTGCTGGGTTACCAAGAGTACCGGCCACGATCAGTGCTGTTGAGCCACTGTGAAGCTCGGTACGAATAAGCTGGTCGATTGATTCGCCTGCATTCTGGCCGTGAACTTCAATGTGTTCCTTAAGGTCTACGTCAATCTGCGTCATCGAGAAGAGCGAGGAGACGTTCGTGACGTTTCCGTACTCAAGAAGAGTTGCAGATACCTGGGTAGCCGTCATTGCTACTTCTGCAGGGTTTGTCGCTTCTGAAAGGGCCGAGGTGATAATCGCAAGAGGCGAGAAACGCGTCCAGCGAACTACCTGACCGCTATTCAAGGGCACATTTTTGACCTGTGCTCCGAAGTCGTGACGCAACTCAATCTTAGCGCGGTCGAGGAATACCTTGTCGTAGTAGACCTGTACCGGCGTAATCAGAGTTGCTGCTGCTGATGCCATGTAAGTTATTTATTAACGTGAGGGACAAGCTTAGCAATATCTTCCTTCTTCATATTTCTCAAGTCAGCTTCGGTGTATTTGCGTTCGATGTCAGAAAGGCCCGTAGAATCGGTTGCCCGTCCTGCTGCCTCTTCAGCATTGCGCTGCTCCTTTGCCGCCTGTAAGCCAAGCACCAAAGGATTCTTCTTATCATCGAGCAATTTTGCCCCACCGTTGTGCATAATCAAATCTATTTCAGATTCGGTATATCCAGCGCGGTAGAGCTTGAACTCATCTGCCTTGAGAATGTCCGAAGGCTTCTGGTAAGCCTGTGCTTCACTAATCGCAGGTTTCACTTCGGCAGCCTTAGCGCGTGCCTCTTTGGCTTCCGCTTCGGCCTTCTTAGTCCGCTCGTAGAGCTTCCTATTAGTCTCTTCGAGCCTGCTTAGACGTTGTTCAGCAGTTTCAGATGCTGGAGCTGCCTCGTTTGGAGTGTCGAGATTCACGTTTTCTTCTGCCATATATAAGCTATATGTTAGATGGTTTAAAAAGTTTTCCTTCTTATGCGCTGTGCTTTTTATAGGAGGTGGCTGTGCGCTAAGCCCTCACGGGAATCTAGTAAGGATACTTTGAGGTTGCGTTAAGAATCGTCGCGATTGCCGTCTGAACATTTGTCACCTCGGTCGCAGTAATAGGCTGATTGTTCGCACGCTGCTTCCAGCCCTTTTCAAACTGGTCTACAAGGTGTTCGAGTACGTCATTCGCTCGCGTACCTGCATAGACTGACTGGCCTGAGCGTGAAGTTGAAGAAGTTGTTGACATGGTATTTGTTATGAATGGTCATTGTACTGGCCCCGGCCCTTTGCTGGCACGTCCTGGCTTACATTCGGATACTTATACTTCCTTGATAGGTTCTCAGTGCTTGCGGTAGCCATAAGCGTAGTATCTGAATTGCGCACATCTACATTCGAGTTAAGCGAAGGATACATATAGCCTGCCTGTCCCATTCCGCTTCCGTCGAATGTAGGCGTGCCTACGACGCCTGCTGTCTGCTTAGGGTCAAGATTCGTCTGCTTTGCAAACATGTAATCTCCGCTTCCCCTCGTTGGCTCTGGCTGAACGCTTCCCGGAAGACGGATATTGTTATTATCGTCCGGGGTTATGCCTACTTCGTATTTGTTATTGTCTTTCATCGAAATATGCTTGGTTTATTTTCTGATAATTTTGTCTCCCTAACCATTCCTGAACTCCTTATGAATCCTATGAGGCTTTCGTATGACAGCCCTCTCGCAATCACTTCTGCCTTCACATGTTCCGCTGGTTGCTTCGTGTCAATCGTGGACATATCCTTCAGCGGGCTTATGAACTCCATGACCACTTCTTCCACTTGGTACCATTCGGGGTCTTGGAGGAATCTCTTAGGTATGGTTTTCATGGTTTAAATGCTTCCTCCCTGGCTCTCTTCTCCCTCTTCTCCGGCATTCCATTCGCCGCTCGATGGGCTTGGCTGCCTCTGCGTCTTTCGGCTTGCCGCATTATCGTCTGCAGTGTTGCGCGTGGCGTCCTTGTAGACTGATTCTGCACCTGCACGCTTGGCATATTTCACCTGTCCAAGCCTGACATCAGGGCTAGTTGTGCTTGGCGTTACAGGCTGATGCTGATTGTTGATATATCCGTCCATTGCGCTTCCCATCACGAAGTTTCGCATCTGCGGATATGGCTTGCCATTGCTTCCATCCACATCCTTTCTCTCATAAGTTTCTGCAGGATTCGTACGCTCGTCTCCTCGAATGCCTCCTGAATCATTACGGACGTAATTGTTCATTATCGGCATCGGCTTCTTAGGGTTTCCCCCGGTCAATTCATAATTCATGTTATTGGGTTGTTGTTAATTGTTTCTGCTGAACTGGCTGGCTAGGCTGGCCTGGCGGTGCCTGCGGCTGCTGCTGTTGAAGCGTCGGCAATTGACCATTCTGTTGCATCTCGGTAGCCTGGTTATCAGCGAACTCCATCTCGGCCGGGCTGATTCCCAATTGCTCCGCTGCCTGATAAAAGAGCATCTTGAGGCGCGGGTCTTGCAAGACTGCAGGATTCTGCAGGAAGCCGAAGAGCGTCTGAATGCCCTGAAGGATTACGTTAGGGTCGAGCTGCTCATTGTCTATATTGAAATCGAACTCGAACTCTGCATCCTTGTAAAACTCCTCTTTGATTTTTAAGAAACGGTTGGTTCCATTCTTTCTGTACTCCTTGATTGCCTTATCCTTTGCCGCTTGCTGGAGGGCTGGCGTAATCATCTCTCCATTCATCGCCGCGTTGATAATCACCTGATTGGCATGGAGTTCTGCGGCGGCATCATCAAGCTTATCCAGTTCCTGAGAAGTGCCTGCAAAGCGCATGATATGCTCCGGGGTTAAATCCTTCAAAAGATTCGGCAATACTAGGTCATTGAAGAACTCTCGAAGAAAGATGGCCTCGTTCTGACGCTTGAAGCCGTAAACGCCGGTAGCTTGGGCCACGGCGATTTGCGTAGTGCCGAGAGGCGTCGTTGATGGTGGAAGGTCGCCTCTGACTGCTTCGTAGGCGAAAGTAAGCTTATCCACCTGTTCTGCGTAGCTAGCCTCTTCATCCTTGAAAGCAGGTAGATTTCTCTCTTCATTAGCGATAGGCTCAACTCCATTCGGAGAGAAGATAATGTCGCCACTTTCTAGGTCAGTTAGTACGTTCCTTACCAGAGACTTGTCCTTTGTCTGGAACAGATGCAAGGCCGAAAGCTCCATCGAAAGCCTCTTCTGGTTCTTGATTTCATTTACGCGAGTCTGAACGTCAAAGAGCATCTCGACTACTCCCATGCCGAGCCACCTTCCCTTAATCTTGGTGTAGTGGAAATCCTTGAAAGGATATTCCCCTCTCCAAGCTGACTTGAACATCACCACGCCTAGCTCGTTCGTAACCTGCCCGGTCTGATTGCGCTGAAGGAAGTCGGGGCCAGCTACGATGAACAAGGCACGAACCATCTTGTCCGACTTGCCTCCATCGAGCCACCATTGAGGAACTTCGCCATAACGCTTGAATACCTTAATCTGAGGAGTCGAGTGCATTATGTTCAGGTTTCCCGAGTTATCCTCGAAAGCCTGCGCCGCGCGAGTGTTGCCGAACTTCTCGATAGCTTCCTCTACGTTATCCCAGCCGGTAGCACGAAGCTCCACGTCGCTCATGTAATGAATCGTGGTGATGAAACGGGAATCCTTTGCCCTTTCAACCGTAGGGTCAAGCATGAGGCGTCGAATATCGACAACCTTTGCTCCTGTCGTTGTCTTCTCAAGCAAAACCGAACCATAACGAGGCGTTTCCTCCACAATCTCATTGAGGATGCGGCCCATCTCATTCTTCTTCAGCCACTGCTTCAGCTCCTTCTCCAAAAGATAGGTAGGGAAGTAGGATTCAGGATTGGTCGGAATGAGACGAATGTCCTTAGTGTCGATGTTGAGCATCTTCGTCGCCACCTCGACTGCCGGAGTGACAATGTTGAAAAATAGCTTCTCTCGATTCAGGTAGTAAGCTCCGTTCTCATAACGATTGGAAAGGTAGAGAAAGATGCGCTTGAGCGTCTGATACTGATTGAAAGCGTAGCCCGGGACAGGAGAAATGAAATTGTATAGGAATTGGTCGCTCTCATGTCGAATCTGAGCAAAGATGTTCTGAGGTACAGGAAGGGGATTTTGATTCGGAGGCATAGCATAAAAATACCAGTAATGCTCACTGTTTTCCTTTTTTTATGCACTAAATCCTATCAAGTGGCTAACTATATGATACTTTCAGGTTTATTGTATGCACCATTCTTTAAAGACTTTAGCAACTCGTTCATCACATAGGATTCATAATCCCCGAAGATAGAAGTGTTCACATGCACTACGCCCTTTTTAATCAGCGGATGGACGATTGAATACACTTCTGACCTTGCAATCCATCGGTACATAGTCGGGTGCTTTAGATTCCGGGCATATTTAAGGAAAAGATAATCTCGCATGTCTCCGTTGGAATATCCTAAGAGCTTATGCTTGCGATACAGTTCAAGCCAAGTCCCTTTCGGCAAGATATATTCCTTCGAGAACCTCGCGTCAGGGTCTACGGTGAATAGCGTGGATTTGGTGATATTTATTATCATCAGTTATATGACACGTTACGCGCCCTATTCTGCTGGACGCGGCTCTGGGTAAAGATGTCGGGCCTAACAGGCGTCGTAGCCCCGTATACGCTCAAAGCGAGGCTCATTACTCGATCATCGTGCAGTCCTTCTGGGACTTTTACCTTTATCTTTCCGTTTTCAGTCAGGGTGTATTGAAATGCCTCCAATTCTGCTATCAGTCCCTCATCATCAGGAATCTTAATTTTATCCTGTTCAAGCAAGATTGCCAGGTTATTTAAAAGATTCTGCCTTGATATTTCAGTGAACTTAAAGCCTCGACCGTCTTCGCCGCCTATGTTGAGGCCACGGGCTTTCAAGTCTTCTACGATAGGGTCGCCAAGCCCTGTACTATCAGGCCAAATAAGAGCGTTATTGAAACGTCGGGCCATAGCCTCAATCCTTGCTTTCTGCAAGTTCCAGTCAATCTGATTGAAACGCTCCTGGGGATAGACAATGAAGGTATTAAGACTAAAAGGGGTAAGAACAGTCCAGTCATTATATTTTGCTAAGTCCACACCAAGCTGAAAATCACCATTTTCAGGCAATGGATAATCTTTTGGATATTTATTCTGATGTATCCTTTTAAAAAATTGCGAAGCACCTTCTAGAAACTTGCATTCATATTCCTGCTCATATAGAGCTTGTGGCGTATTGCGCCGGATTTCTGCTAATTGCTCATCGGTAAAGACTTTTGTGTCAGAAACGCCCTGAATAGTAACGAACCATTCATTGCTATTATCCTTCGCCATCTGAATCAGCTTCCAAGCATGGTTCTTTCCCTTTGGTGTAAAGATAAAAGTAGACGTACCGCCATTTTCTCGGAGGACTGGCTGGATGATTGCTGTCCATATTTGCTCTGACATTTCAGAAAATTCATCAAACACAACATCAATGGGGTTTATTCCACGATGCTTATCAATGTCTTCGCATCCAGCAAAGCGTTGGATACTGCCATTCTTGTAATACACAGCTAACTCTGAATCATTTATCTTCTCAACAAACTCTAAGGGAATATGCTTTTTAACCAACTCATCCCAACAGACGCTTTTTGCTTGTCGGTATGTTGGTAGGAAATAATAGTAAACGCCTTTCTTTAACTGACTTCTAACAATTTGCTGTACCAATGCCGTCTTGCTCTTCCCCGCGCGTCGATGCATTACTGCAATCTTAAAGCGCTGTGGAGCTTCCAGCAGGGTTAGTTGGTACTGCCTCGGTATGTAGTCCTTCGGGATTGTTACTTTTGGCATAATTGATTACCTCGAAGAGAAGCGGTGAGTCTGGGTCTCCTTGTAATTTCTGCGGCGGTCTTCCTTCCATCATCTGCCATGCTAAGTCTCTGTTCTCTTTAACAAAATGATTCACGAAAGCATCCATGTCATCAGGATGTTCTTCAAGCCAAATACGTACACGATCTTTTATACTTGTTCCTTTTGGTCTTCCATTAGGATTAGCAACATTTCCAGGGCCGAATGTCCCATCAGCTCTCCGATTTGCTCCGATATTTACCGGGTCTTCCATTTCAAATAAGTATATCACACAAAGTTATACACAGGTCAATAAAGGCTTTAGTGCTAGGATTTAAGCATGGATAAAATGATACTCTCGTATGAAGAGTGGCAGTTGGGGAAAATATATTTCCCGCCAGAAAAGATGAGAAAAGCCTTTTATAATAGCAAAGCTGGATTTCTAGGGCTTTATAAAGGAATATGTTGTTATGTCATTACCCAGAAAGCTAGACAAGAGCGTAGAAATGTGTTCGATAAATATAAAGGGGATTTATCCACAGTGTAATTGTTTACAGGTTGGTACTGTTTCTATATAATTTTATTTGTAAGTCTTCGATGACTTGCCGTGAGAGCGAATCCTTGGTAGATTAGAAAAGTAAGTTTCTACCAAAAATGGTTTTCGCCAGGGTGGGAGTCCGTAAAAAAGACTCTTGCTCTCACGAAAGCCTTTTTTCGTGTCTAAAACTCGCGTGTTGAAACTGGTTTTAGGAGATTGCCAGATAAATAACTCCTTGTGCCTCGTATCTTCACAGATGGTGGTGTATCCCACCCTCCAATGAGGATATGAGGAAAGCCCTATAAGGTCTGCCTAGCAACAGACTCAGGGGGACACTGATTCACACGCGACACATATTCCGACGACCTTCGCTCCTCCCGGTCTCATTGGAGCAGGGACGGATTGTAAATAAGTAGCAATAGAAATGTCATTTACAGGACAATATAGAAAAGCAAGGAGAGTTGCCATGTGGATGAAAGATAAGAGATGCCACTGGTGTGGAATTGAGACTGTTGAATATCCCTCTGAGGCAGACTTTCATTTAAAGGGTTTGAAGACACCTGAGAATATGTCTACACTCGATCATTTAATTAGTAGGTTCCACAGAAAGAAAGGTGAAGACGTTGAGAAAGTAATTGCTTGTTGGAAATGCAATCAAAAGCGGGCAAGAGAAGAAAATCATCTTAATAAAGAAAATGGAAATAATATTTGATGTCACTAGGTTTAAACCGCAGACTACTCTGAAGATACGCTCAGAGAGAGACGAGATCATCAATAACATGCTCATAGCTATCAACAGTGAGAGAGTAGGGACAAAGTATAAGCCAATGACTGCGAGGGGAATTGCAATCAAGGTGGCACACTTAAAAGGATTTGAACTTAGTCATTTCTACTGCATGTGTCAGAAAGCAGAAAGCTTCAGTAGGTACTTCTTCGGTAAACTTAAAATAAAACCATTCTTGAAGAAATAGAAAAGGAACTACAGATAGGCCAGGTTGGGCCTATACGGGCCTCAGAGCTGCGTGTAACCCTCTCAGGGCAGTATTCCTTCATTTCAGGTCAATTAGAGGCTGTATTGACCAGAAAGCCTCAAATATGGATGGAAATACGGAAGGACTGCAAAAGCGATAAGAGTGCAGACAGGCAGTGGGATGCAACTGAGATGGGAATAACAGAAATGTCTTGTCGGCTGAGACTGAAGAGAATCGAGAAAGTTATCAGCGCACTTTCGTCGCTTATCAGGGTTGCAGAAGGAGCTGCTAAGAATCAATTTTAATATGAAAAAGGAAAAACTAGAAGATAAAATCATGGCTTTGGAAAAAAGAATAGCTTGGTTAGAAGTTATAGTTAAAAAAGATTTGTCTCCTTACGAAAGACCTAACTATTTTGGGAAACAACCGCATTGGCACGGAAATATACCTTGTTACCAAGATGATTGTGTTTGGTGTTAATTTTGAAATAATATGACTGAAGCAAAACTAAAGGATAAGAAGCAGGCATTTCTTGATAGGAAAATGACAGAGTTTGAAAGGATTTGCCCTATCAATGAACTAACAAATCTTTTTCGTAAGGCAATAATCGAAAGCTTTGAAATAAAATGAACAGAATCGCAGTCAAAGCCCTTTCGATAAACAGAGCCTATCAAGGCCGAAGGTTTTCAACTCCCGAATTGTTCTCGTTTAAGAAGGAGCTTTTCTATTTGCTGCCTAAAGGTATTCAGATACCAGAAGGGAAATTGCAGGTGTCTTATACCTTCGGTGTCTCTTCTAAAGAGTCAGACGGGGATAATCTAATTAAGGCGTTTCAGGATTGCCTCGCCGATCACTATGGGTTTAATGACAAAAAGATTTATAAATGGAATGTAGAGAAGGTTGATGTGGAGAAGGGCCAAGAGTTTATCTGTTTTAAAATAGATGCATTTGCCTAAAGCCTAACGCTAGGGTAAGATACATTTATGAAAGAAAAAGACCAAGCGGCAGTTTCACTCGGAATGAAAAGTGCAGAGAAACGAAAATATGTAATGGGGGCTAAGTATATAGCTTTTATGAAGGAAATGTCCCAGAAGGGAAATGAGGCAAAAAAGAAGAAAAAGGAGTTATCCACATCTGGCTTGACTCCCTAACGGTAGGGTGTATACTGGTACTTGTAAGCGATTGCAGGTACACCCAAGTTTTTGACAACGGCCGGTGAAGGTAGTGCTTCTAGGTTCGACAGTCGAAGGCTTATGTGTGCCGAAAATCTATATCAATTATTGCAACTAAAAATACAACTATGAAAAAAATGATTCTTGATGGTAACGAGATTTACACTGCTTCTGTAAACGACTTGCGACGCGTGAAGCGTGTGAACTGGGGCAAGGTAGCTGATTGGATTTACGTCGTAGCGATAACGCTGGTAGTCATCGGCCTCTACTGTGATTCAGTGATCGTACAGCCTTACCTTAATTCAATAATCAAATGAAAAAGATAATCACGGGCAATTGGGAAGGACAGCCTATCTGGAGAGAGCAAACAGCAGGCGAAGCTTTACTAGAAGAGATTGAGAACAATAAGATTCAAAACCATGAATAGCAACATACCTCCTGGCTACGATAATGAAGGAGAAAGCACAGGGCTAGGCTTTCCATCAGATTGGAGCAACGACGACACTAGCAACTAAACAACAACTACCATGGCAAAGATGAAAACAGCAATAGAGAACGAGAGGAATAATTTTGACGACAGCGGCTACTTCTTTATGAAGCAGTTTCCACCAGCTTCCGTGAACAACAGCAGGGCAATCGTATTCAACAAGCTAGTGAAGATGACAGCGACGCCGAGCGAACGGACAGCACGGCTCTTGGAGAATATGGCAGACGGGCTTGATGTGGATTACCTAGGAGGATATGACGAAGGAGAGGGGCCGAAGGAATAATAAAAACTATAACAACTATCATGCAAGCATATTTAAACGATGAAAAAGTAAAGGGGAAATATTTGGCTCGTGTACAGGCCCATGCCGCAGCGGATAAAATTGTAAAAGGCCAGTATTGGTCGAATGGAAAAGGATGTGCTGTTGGATGCACAATTGAAGGAAGTGACCATGGAAAATACGAAACTGAACTTGGTATACCTCGTGCCATAGCTCGATTAGAAGACAGGATTTTTGAAGGACTACCGAATGCCGAGGCAATGACCTTTCCTTCCCGTTTCCTTGAAGCTGTGAATGTCGGAGCCGACCTTTCTATGGTAGTTCCTAAGTTCTTTGTCTGGCTTCTTGGAGATGAAAAGGATGGAGTTATTAACTTCGTAGGGGAATATAAAAAGTGCGAAAAAGCAATTCGTCAAGTACATGCCCTTTACGTTGAAACGGTTGGTGGAAAGATAGTAGAAAAGCAAACTTGGAAAGACGCCTACGCCGCCTACGACGCCGCCGCCTACGCCGCCGCCGCCGACGCCGCCGCCGCCGCCGCCGCCGCCGCCTACGCCGCCTACGCCGCCGCCTACGCCGACGCCGCCGCCGCCTACGCCGCCGACGCCGCCGCCGCCGCCGCCGCCTACGCCGCCGACGCCGCCGCCTACGCCGCCGACGCCGCCGACGCCGCCGCCGCCGACGCCGCCGCCGACGCCTACGCACAAAAAACCGCTAAAGAGAAATACTACTCAAAGATGGCAAATAAGTTACTAGAAATCCTAAAAGAAACAAAATAATAACAACTAACACAACAACAATGGCAACAACAGCACCAACACCAGAACGAACAAAGATTGAGCCGATTCCAGCAGGAACCCATGTAGCAATCATGTACAAGATTTTGCAGATTGGAACCGTACCAGAGGAGTACAAAGGTGAAAAGAAGAACATGGCTAAGATTTACCTGACCTTTGAGCTTCCAAATGAGACACGAGTGTTTAAGCCAGAGGAAGGGCCAAAGCCACGGGTGATTTCAAAGGAGTTCACCTTCTCAATGGGGCCAAAGGCTAATTTGAGAAAGTTTGTCGAGGGTATCATTGGAGTAAACCTACACGATGATGAAGCATACGCCTTCGATATTGAAACTCTGCTTGGTAAACCGTTCCTTATGTCTATCGTTCATAAGAAAAGTTCAAAAGGAGACACATATGCGAAGATCATGGGAGCACAGCCGATGATGAAAGGAATGGAAGTGCCTAAACAGGTGAATGCAACAGAGATAATGAATTATGCTAACTTCGATGAAGTACGTTTTGATAAGCTCCCTGACTTCCTTAAAGAGAAAATGAAGACTTCGGCAGAGTATCAAATGCTTATGATGAAGAGGGGAAAAGCACAGAGTGAAGTAGATAATTTCGATGTGAATACTATCAAGTATCCTGACGAGGTAGACGCAGATTCCATTCCTTTTTGATCCACTCCAATGACCATTCCTCAAACCATAGTAAAAGCTCTCATTGGCCGCGATTGGGTTTTCGGCGGCGAGCTGGCCCGTGAAGTTGGAGGAGTCTTAAAGAAAAAGGAAAGCAACATTGAAAGACGAATGAGAGAGATGGACAATGAATTGGAACAGAGGTATGTGCAGATAGATGGAAAAGGGCCGCATGTAGTCCAGTACAGATTGAAAAGGAAAGAGCCGATAGTGTTTCATCAAAATCCGAGGAACTTATCACTAGCCTTCTAACCTCCACAGATTCCCCTAAACCACAATTTAGGAGAATCCAATGGGGAAAGGAAACCCAAAGAAACATGAGAAACAGATATAAAGGAATATGTTTTATGTGCGCCAAGCCTGTAGGAATAGGCGATGGTTGGTTTCAAAAGAATTACAAGATACCGCGCACGTCTAATTGGTTACTGAGATGCCTTAGTTGCAAGAATAAGGGAAACAATCCAGCTAAACCTAGAGGAAATTGAAACCCGATAGCTGGGAGGTGGAAGGGGGAGAACGCACTCGCTTAGCGTTCCGTAAGAGTCAAGGAGACTAAAAGCGTTGCACGCTGACGTTTCCTTCTTCCCCTCCTGCCTCTCAGTAGAAAGGACTTTGAAATGAAAATGGATTGATGGGGGCGTTGTAGTAGAAACTACA